TATACAGAACCAAAAGCGCGGATGTCCATTCTCTAAGTCTTTTTGTCAGTCTAACTTACTTAGCTCAATAAGCTTTTTCAAATACCACTCTGCTTTTTTTAAATCCTCAACACCGTTTTTGTGCTGAAAGCGCCAAAGATATTTAAAGCAGGAAAGATGACAAAAGTTCTTGACTGCATCTTGCCCACCAGCAGCCAACATCGCATCGATGCACTCAATATCACCCTGGTTGTAGTGCGTGGGGTGGTCGACTCTATCGGAGTTGTGCAAAGATAAAGTCATGTCAGTATGAGAACATGGTTTTCGTGTCAATGATACTTTGATTTTTTACGAGCGCTGAGGAATATTTTTTATCTAAATGCTCGATCAAGGCGTAGTCAGGTATCACTACAGAATCTCCTTCATACGTAACAGGCACAACGCGGCGATGCTCCTGCCACGGCTTCAGGTCTTCAAAAGCAAGACCCATTGAGGCTCGGTCTGCGATAGGCCAGTTTCTTTTACCTGTTTTGATGTGACTATGAATCGGATTGCAGCTCCAGCTTTCGACGTACTTTTCTGCATCTTCCTGATCCAGAATCATCATCCCTGAGTAGGGGTTGCCCAGAGTTGTGAAGCCAAAAATATCTTCATCAAAAAGTTTTGGAATGAACTCTGATTTAAACGGTATGTCACCCCATACATATTCTGTAACGCCACCCAGTTTCCATTTTCGATAGTTATCGAAAGGAATCAGCTTGTTGCCTAAGCGCTCAACTCGGCAAAAACCAGGCTCTAAATTATGAGCTTTTAGTTCGTCTTTGTGCTTGCACCAGTAATTAAAATGTTTTTTTGTAAACAACATATCATTCTCTGAGTACATGTAAAAGTCATGTGTCTTCTTACGAATTTTTCTAATAAGAGAAGGCTTATGCGCCCAGCAAAGATCGTAGCCCTTGTATTCTTCCCCAGCGACAACGAATCCAACCCGATTGAAATCGGTGTGGGAGGCAACGATTAGAGAAAACTCATCCAGATCTAAACGATGGTCAAAATCGATAAAAATGTCGATTTCTTTTTCAAGCTCTATAGATTCATACCCTTTGAGAACTTTCAGAGTCGTGTCTATTCGAGCTAAGGGGTTGTGAGCTGTGACTGTGATGTAAATAGATTTCATTAGTATTCAACTGAGAAGTTTCCACGACGCTGAAGGAAGGTCATGAGCCAGGTGTAAGCGTCAAGAAGGTCGTCGTGAGACGTTGCACCGACATTAATCAACTGATCGGTCAACGCATCGAATTTGCGGTACTTATTAAAGATGACTTTTTTATTCTCCAGTAGACCGAGCGTTCCTCTAAAACGAGCAACTTTATCGCCACGGAAACCTTTAACCTCGTGGATATGCAAATTCCCCAAACCTCTTTCATTCAGTAATACCCGTCTCAAGTCAGCAGCTAGAGAAGCTTGGTAAGCGACGGCCTCGACGACCAGAGTGACAGTTGAGTAAGTGGGAAAATACTGATCTCCTTGTAACTCAAGGATCCCCCACTCAACAAGCATGTCGCAAAGGAGGTCGATCTTTTCAAGGTTTCCTATAGAACGCACCTGGTGCGCGTCGATAATGTAAAACTTATCTTTTAGACGCCCTCCAAGAACAAAGGCTGTGTAATCAGAAGTTTCATTTTTACTGGCGGATAAGTCGATACCTACAGCCAGCGAGTCGAACTCAGTCTCAACTTCTCCTTTGACAATCAGATCAGGTGATAAAACCAGATCTGACGTCATGACTGGTTGCTGCTGGTACTGGAAAGCAAAAGCGACTGGGTCAAGTTCTTTCTGCTGCTGAAGGTAATCAACTGACCACTGCTCAGGCCAGTAACTTACTGCGTCACCTTCTGAGTCATAAGTAAGCGCTTCTTGAGAAACTTGTTTCCATCCCTTTGTGGGAGAGAACATAGTTTTATGAATATCTAGAGGGTGAAACCTGGTTCCCAGACAAATAGAACGACCGCCCTCAAACACAATCGGAGCGATAACCGAGGACCAATTGTTATTCATTTCATCCCTAACAGCAGGGTTTTTAATATCCGCACTGGATTTAATAGGGTCATCCACGATGACCAGGTGAGCACGTTTAGACGTGATACTTCCTCGAAGACCTGCGGCGCGTAGTGTAAATTCTTCGTCGCCCACACGGTCGATACCGGCGTAGTCGAAATCGATTGACCAACCGATGTCGCTCTGCATACCTGACTTGAGCTTGACCTTCGGAAAAATCTTTTTGAAAGAGGTCGAATCGATAATTTGCTTGATGATTCGACTCTTAGGTATTGCCGTTGCGATGTTGTACGAACAGTAGATGATCTGCAAAGGCATGCCTTTACTTGTGTGCCTTCCAATGATCCAGGCGGTGAACATATTAAGCACAGTCGACTTAGCACTACCACGAGGTGCCAAGATATCTAAATTAGGTCCTGCAATATCAAGAAGGTATCTGTTGCTTACACCAGTAATTAAATGCTTGTGCCACTCCAGCATGTGGTGCGCTGGAGCTTTATCCATAATTGTGCAAAAGGTCAGGAAATCATCCTGAGCTCTCGCAAACACACTATCTATCGTGGAGTCATTATCATCAACAGCTTTTTGTGCTCTTAGCTTCAGTGCGCGACGGTATGCAAATGTTTCTCTGCTAGGCATTATCGTTTAGTGTTTGTATACTGATAGCGAAATTCTAAACCCGTATGTCGAAGATTCTTTGGTACGGAGATGCTTGTTCTAATACTGGTTTCGCTCGTGTAACTCATAGCATTCTAGATCACCTCAGCAAAGAGCATGAGATAGTTTCTTTTGGCATAAACTACCAAGGAGATCCTCACAGTTACCCATTTAAGATTTATCCAGCTAGCGCTCATAATCCTCAAGATCGATTTGGGATCGGGAGGATCCAGCAGATTGTTGAGATCGAACGCCCTGACTACATCATTTGCTTAAACGATCTTTGGATCGTTAATCAGGTGTGGGAGCGGGTTCACCTTCTAAAAGATCAATTTAAATTCAAATTTATTGCATACTTCCCTACTGACTCAGAGTGGTATCCAATGCCAATGCTGAGGTACATCGAGCACTGGGATTTTGCAATTACATTTACACCTGAGCAAGCGCAGCGCTTGATGTCGCACGGCATCAAACCCAAGAAGCTTGGAGTAATCCCACACGGTTTAGATCAAGGTAAATTCCATGTGATCGAGCGCGACGAAGCTAGAAAACGACTAGGTCTTCCTTTGGACAAGTTTATTGTCTTCAACGGAAACAGAAATCAACCTCGTAAACTGATTGATCAAACGATCAAAGCTTTTGCTGAGTTCGCCAAAGACAAAGAAGACGCTCTTCTCTACCTGAATATGGGCGAGAAAGATCTTGGCTGGGCAATCACAGAACTCTTCGAAACCGAGATGCGTCGAAGAGGAGCTGACCCCACAGCAAAACTGGCTGTTACACCAGGCATCAACTACATGGCTGCCCCACCTGATGAGCAGCTCAATCTGATTTATAACGCTGTAGACATTGGCATTAACACTGCGAATGGAGAAGGTTGGGGACTTGTCCCATTCGAGCATGCAATGTGCAAAAAACCTCAAATCGTACCGGCTCATACCTCATGTCAAGACATCTGGAAAGATAAAGGTCTTCTTATCGATGTAGCAGCTTGGGTCACCGACAAAGATCTCGGTGTCGAAAGAGGCATTATTAACTACAAGCACGCAGCTGAACTCATTCAAAAACTTTACGAAGACGAGGAATACCGTAAAAAAGTAGGAGACGATTGTTATCAAGTGACTCAAAATCCCTCTTATAGGTGGGACAAGATCGCTGAAGGTTTCACTAAAGCTATGGAGCTCGCCTGATGTCTCAACAGCAACTTCGATATCAAACCACGCTCAAGTACACCCAAGTACCTGTAAACATCCGTAGCAAGCGTGGCTACCCAACGGTTTATCAGCAGGCTGATGACATTGGAGGCAAGTTCTCACGAATTTACTGGGGGCTTCCTGAAAATTCAGTGGCTAACTTCAGTCCCTGCTTAGTAAATCATCAAGGTCACAGGCTTGTTTCATTTAGAAGCCAGCCGCAACCTTTTGTGTTCAGGCACGACAGAAAATACTTCTATTACAACAACACACCAACCGAGATCTACATCGGTGAGTTGACCTCAGAAAATGCTATTTCGGGGGCCAAAAAAATTAGAAACAAGCCGCACAGGCTTAGCTACGAAGATGCAAGGCTTTTCAAAGCACCAGATGACGAACTGTACTTGCAGTTCATTACGAGCTCATACGCCTCGAAATGGGACAGCTCAAAGCACACTATGGTGAACCAGCCAAAAGTGTGCGTTGGTCACCTTGATGAGTTTGGAGAAGTTAACGACTGCATCTACCCTCCTGTAGGCGACAACCTCAAGCCAGGCAAAGCCGAAAAGAACTGGTGTTTCTTCAGCGAAGGAGGAAGACTTCGCCTCTTGTACTCGACCGTTCCGATCTCAATCAGAACACCCGGTGAACCAGACATAGAAATCGACTCGTCAAGTCTTAAAAAAGTCGTAGGCGAATCACCCACTTTCAATTCAACCGCTCCTATAGACATCGGAGACGAGTGGTTAGTGTTTTTTCACTGGAAGTACATGGCTGTAGATACGGCCACACAACGTCCTCACCTCCTATACCACTTGGGCGCTTACACCCTTGATAAAAATTTCACCAGAATCACACGCCAATGCACTGAAGCTCTTTTCAGTGGCTCAACGAACGACGATTTGATCTGGTGGACAGACTGCGTGGGTACTCCCGTCTCAACTCAACCCGCTTGTATTCTTCCTTTCGGTGGAGAGTACGTCGAAGAAGACGATACGATTGAGCTAGCTCTCGGGGTCAACGACAGTTTCATGGGCATCTTCAAATGCCCGCTGGTTAATATCTTGGGACTCCTCGAGACGGTCTAAATAGTTGATAATAAGGTCCCTGAGTTCTTTATAACGAATGAACCAATCAGGGATCAAACCGAAATGCGGTAGGTAGCTACGGTCATATTCAGGGTCTGCAATGTACTGAACAATTCGTTCTGTATCCGTGAAGAGTTTTCGTCCCGTATAGTAGTCGACAATACAA